GCAAAACAATTACGTCGCAAACAGGAGAAAGGATTTAGTAATGAACTCAGTGAAACTGGTAACAGTAACACCCGACGCAGAAAAGACGATGGGTTACGTAGCGAGAGTGAGCAACCCAAACAATCAGGAAAATCCTAAGGTTGCTGGTCTGCTAAAGTACTGTATCAAACACAACCACTGGTCTGTATTTGAACAGGCACATATGACACTAGAGATTGAGACTACGCGAGCAATCGCAGCTCAAATTTTGAGGCACCGTTCGTTTACATATCAAGAGTTTTCCCAACGGTATGCTGACAGTTCTATGTTGGCAAGTTCTGTTCCTATGTTTGATATTCGTCGTCAAGATGATAAGAATAGACAGAACTCTATTGATGATGTTGATGAGTTTACCAAACAAGAACTTGAGATCGCAGTCAAACGTTATTTTGATGAAGGAATGGATCTTTATCAGCAAATGTTGCGTCTCGGAATTGCAAAAGAATGTGCTAGAATGGTACTACCTTTGGCAACACCTACCAGAATTTACATGACGGGATCATGTCGTTCTTGGATCCACTATATAGATCTACGCAGTGCTCATGGCACTCAAAAAGAACACATGGACATCGCTAACGATGCAAAGCGTGTATTCTGTGAACAATTTCCTATTTGTGCTGAAGCATTGGAGTGGAACTAATGGCAACTTATCCTGTAATTAATACAGAAACTGGAGAACAAAAGAACGTTGTACTGAGCGTTCATGATTGGGATCAGTGGAAGGAAGACAATCCAGAATGGACAAGAGACTGGAGTGATCCAGATACATGTCCTGCTTCTGGCGAAGTAGGAGAATGGAGAGACAAAATGAAATCCTCACATCCTGGTTGGACAGACATTATGAAGAACAAAATTGTTCCTCAAGCAAAAATGAAAGGAAACAGAACTATTACCGACAAATACAATTATTAGTATGCCAGTAAAAAAGAAGACAACTAAAGCACCTGGTCAAGGTATGACTGCTAAACAAATGAAGCGTCGTAAACCCATCAGTGCTGACTACATGCTTCCTATTGAACCACTGACTGAGAATCAGAAGGTGATGTTTGATGAGTGGGATGCAGGTAAAATGATCTACGCTTATGGTGTTGCTGGTACAGGTAAGACCTTCGTAGCTTTGTACAAGGCACTCAAGGAAGTGTTGGATGACTACTCACCATACGAAAAGATTTACATCGTTCGTTCTCTAGTCTCTACTAGAGAGATTGGTTTCCTACCTGGTGACCATGAAGATAAATCTTCTCTCTATCAAATTCCATACAAGAACATGGTTCAATCCATGTTTGAAATGCCTGATGACAATTCATACGATATGTTGTATGAT